TACCCGTAGCAAAATTCTCATAATAATTAGTTTTATCAGGACTCACACTACCCGAATGAAATAATTCATGGGCTACTACTAGCCTAGCATTAAATGGGCGTGTCTTTGGCGTATGGTTCCGAAAATACATATTTTTCCATAACGTAGGGGTAAAAGCTAATGTACTTTTTCCTTCTACTCCCCTATGAATTGCTGTTACCCCCTCTAATGTCGTCCTTAAGTCTTGTATTGCACTAGATATTTTTGTTGTATCAAAGGTATAGGGGGAATCCGTAGGAGCAGCTATTTTTCGTCGCCATGCATCTATTTGCTTCGATAATTCCTGTTTTAGAGTTTCAGGACTCTTTCCAATTCTACGGATATCAGTTATACCTTCTACAAAAGCTACCTCCCATTTAGCACTATCCAAAATATCTAAATTTGGATTAGTGTTTATTTTTTCTCCGTCCACAGTTAAATCTCTCATATCTTGTACCAGAAGAGTAGCTAATTTATTATGTAAATCATATATTCTATGACGCATTTCAGTTGCTGATTTTTCTTTGTCTGTATGTATAAATTTTGAAGGGTCTTCTAGCATCTCATTTATCTGCTTTGTTAGACGACGAATTTCGGGGTCTTCAGATATTACTTTCTCATGAAGCTTTTTCCACTCTGGATTGCCAACAAAATTTTCTGTCCATTGAGTTGCTGCTTTGTCTCTTAAATCTTGGGCTCGCAAATCATACTCTTCTTGTGTAAGTTCTAATTTTATATAGATATTTTCGGAACCATATCGGTACATACCTGTAGGTGTTAATAGGCGGTCTCCCTCCATTTTCATTAAAGTCCTTAATTCCTTTGCTGTATCACTAATTAAGGTATTTAAATGATCGGAATGTTTTTTGGAATCTAATTTATCTGAATCGTAAAAAGTTGCTGTTTCATCATCTATCCCCGGATATACATCTTCTTCTGGGTCTATTCCTTCTGGAGGTTTACCCTTGAAATACATTCTACGTTCCGGTGGAATTTTGGCAGCTTCTAATTGTCTGGCAGTTTGAGGTAATTGTGAAGCTGGTAATCTATGTGCTGTGTCTCCAGATTGTTGTGCCCTCATAGGTGAATACTCATCACCTCCAGATAAAGGGAAATCGATAGGTAACTTCGGTTTTTCTGGCGGGTCTTGTTTTAGTAAATATCTAGATTGTAATATTACATGATCTAATAGTTGAGATATATTTCCAGAAGATGAAGATTTATTAAGTCTTTTTAGGCTTTTTTTATATTCTTCCTCATAAATTGCTTGGGATGTCTTAGTCGCTTCTTGTTCCTCTCCAGCTCTATATTTACCTAACGCAAGATCAATTTCTCGTTTTTCATCATAATAAAGTTTCTTAACATCTTTTGGATGAAGTTTATAATTTCTATAATCCCTCAACATTGCATGATGTTGTTTTGCATAATCTGAATCATATGTGGGCCAGTCGGGATTCATTCTTGCAATATGATCAGCCCATGAATCCTCATTTTGTAAGGCTTTTTGTATAGTCTTCTCCATTTCTACTATTTTACCCTCCTTATTTTTTATTACAAGAGTTGACTTAGAATTTTTCTTAAGAACTTGTGTGGGGATTATTAATTCCTTCTCGTCATACTTCCCTCCTCGTACATCGGCTAAAATATCTGCTCGATTTATAGTCATTGTATGTAAATTTCCCATAGTTTGTACCTGCCCTACAGTTAAATCTATAGTCCCCAAACCAGCAAAACTTTCTGCTACCTTTCGAGTAAGAGAAACGGAAACACTTTTCCCTAGACCTGTACCAAGTCCTCCTGCCCCAAATCTTGCTTCTTTATCCTCTTCCTGACGTTTAGAATATTCATTACCCCGATATACTGTAAGGGTTTCACCTAAATCTTTGGTTAAATAACGAGCTCGTCTTTGAATATCTTGTGCAAATTCAATTATGTCTTTTCTAGAATATTCTGTACGTCGTGCCCCTGTAGGTTCTCTTACATATTTATCTGCCCATTCATCATAATTGGAGCCGTAAAACCTTTTACGACTTTCTTCCGAATAATCCGGGTCATTCTGAAATTCACCTGCTAATATATAATTAATCTCCTGTACTGCATCGTCTACGGACTTATCACGACTACCTAAATATACATCAAAAATTGCGTAGTGTGTCTCAGCCGTCATGGGTCTAGGTTGCTTCTCATAAAAACGGCGTGATTTAGGAGAGTATTTCCAAAACTTTTCTAAATCCTTACCTATTTTAGATTGGGATGTGGTACGAACATCTTCATCGGGTAAAGTATCATTTAGTCTATCATTCTCTTCTGCTATTTTCTGATTTTCGAGGGAAGCTTCGGGAACTTTCGGTTGGGCTTTTACTGCCTCCCTAGCCATTACATGCAAATCATCCATACTATACCCATACTTTTCAACTCCCTCGGTAGTCATATTTATAAACTTCTCGAAGTCGGCAATTTCTTCTTCGGTATATCCGCGGGAACGTGAGTATGCTTTCCAGTCCTGTTGCATCAAAGCTGTTTCTTCAGGTGCCATTCTGCGACTTGGTGTTTTCTCGGCATCACTGGTTTTTTTTGCTAAAGCAGCATATTTTTTTTCAAACTCGTCGTGTTGGGTTTCTTTATCTGTTTTAGCTCGTTGAAGGGTTCTTGTATCATAAAAAGTTTTACCTCGTGCCCCAATAAGAATTTTAGCTCCCTTGGGAGGTTTCTTACCTGCTAAATATTCTCTAAATTCTTCTGGTACATTAGTACCTAAAGGTTTAATTTTATCATCTAAAGGTTTAGTAAAATCTGGTACTTCACCTTCTGATTTAGGGGGAACTTGTTTTGTAAAATCAAATAACTTGGAAACATATCCCGATGCATAGGCAGCTTGAGCTACCTTCTCTGCCTTCTTACGAGATGTAAATGGCCCCTTACTTCCCCAATACCACTTGTTTTCTCGTTGACGTACAGGCATTAATCGTCCTCATCATCATCTTCATCACGTTTTTTATTAGAACCCGTGGGAGCATAGCTTATAGAATTATCTTTGCCCGTTGGTGGAGGATTAACATTTGTAGGCCAAGCAACATGCGAAGCTCCAAATACTGCTTTTTGTATTTCTCCTAATTTACCCGTAGATAAATCAGCAACATAGTCTATACCCTTTTCTATGAACCACATCTTAGAACCGTCTGGAGCAACTTCTTTTATAATTGGAGCCGTAAAACCTTGTTCATTTAAAGATTGAACCCATGTTTTAGTTATTTCTAACCCCCAAGCACGATCTTCGGCTTTCTCCTTACGTTTATCTGCCCATTCATCTATATCACGTTCCTCTAAAGGAGTTTTATCATTATAGTCTGGTGTTCTACCTCCAGTACGTCCTTTAAACTTCCTTTCAGAAGCTGGTATTGATTTTTCCATCGCTTGAATTTCTGGGGGAGCTTCTTCACCCCCACCACCTTCTGCACCACCACCTTCTTCACCACCTCCACCTGCCATAGCTTCTTGTTGTTGTTCCATCTGTTCAGCTTGTTGAACTTGTTGTTGAAGTTGCAATGCTTGTCCTTGAGCTTGCATCTGAGTCATCTGAGCCATTTCTCCACTAACCATAAATTCTGCTTCTTCTATTGGAACATTATCTTCTTTTAATTTTAAATCAAATCCTAATTGGGCAAATTGACTTGCAATTCCAATTCGTTGTTGGGCAAAACTAATTCTAGTAGCTTCAGCTTTTTCTTCGGGGGTTGGGAGAAGTAATTCAAAATCCGTTACCCCAAAAGCTTTAAGTAACTTAGGAAAAACTTTTTCGTGGAACAAACGTTGATCAGATTCAACTACTCGACTCATAACAACAAGTTGTTGTGTCTGGGTAGATAGCCCTCCAAACGCTTCTGGAGCACCTTGCCATGCAGGGGTCACACCCCATACAGCACCCACACGTTCTCTAATTTCCTCTTTAACTGGTAAATAATCCATTTCCTGTAAGGTATGGAACAGTCTAACTAAATCTACCCGACCTCTTTGGTTACGGCTAGATACCGCTACCATTGGAATGTAGTTAGGGTCTAAGCGTGTCGCAGCCGCAATATGTTCCCGTTCCTTACGTAAACTTTCGGCATCATCTGTTGTAACCATAAGCATAGATGCGGGCATCTTACGCTCAAAGAAATATCGATATAGATTTTTATCCATACCAATTAATGTTAATGCTTTTTCAAATATAGTTAAAATTGGCGACCAACCATATGTTTCGGACGGAGAAAATTTAGAAACATGAATAATTTCTGTATCTCTTAGATAGAGATGTTGATTTCTATGGAAATATTTATACATTGCAGGAACACGTTTATAACCTTTTTTCGATTTTCCCGGAGTATCTTCCACATCATTTCGATCCATAGGACAAATAAAATGAGAATTTTTTGGTATTCCTGCTTGGTCAAGATCAAACTCTATAAGAGCGGGGTTTAGCCTACGTATTTCTTTTACTTTAGATCGTATCTTTTTGCCGTCGTCGTAATACTCTTTTACTAAATATAAAAATCCATCATCCACGGTATTTATATCCGTATGGAATTGTTTTAAAACAGCTTCTAAACTTTGATCAAATACGTTAGCATCTGTTAAAAATGTTTCAAAATATTCTAATTGAGAACGATCAGCCTTATCCGTTGTTGGATGAATTTCTATACCTCGTCTAAAAACTTCTCCTGTAATATGTCCTATTGCCGTTCTAACTTCTGCAACAGAATACGATATCATTTGTAAATCTTGTACAAGCTGTTGCCTGTATGCCATTTGGTGGCGAACCCATGTATTTACAATATGATCTAAACCAATAGAAGGAGCTTGGCTCTTATCCCCTTGTTGCTTCATTAACTGAACAAAGTTTAATCCTTCATTCATATCAATCATTTTCTGAGCCATTCCGGGCATTTCAGGCATATATTCAGCTAATTTCATAAATTAATCCTTGGGTAAGTTATCGGTCTTTATTAAATTATTAGATGATATTGTATCCATAGCAGCTAATCTAATTACAGCATCCATTGCTTTTTCTTTAATATAATAGTCTTGTGATCTACTACTATGAACACGTAATTGGGCAAGTTCATCTTTCTGTTCGACAACTTTACGCTCTAAATTCATTAGTTTTTCTTGTGCGGTATTATAATTTGTAATCATTTCATCTATTTCTTCACTTGAACGTCCACTAGATTCAGAAACATTATCTAATATTCCCATTCTACCTGCTTCTTTCATTAAAGATATAAAAGCTCCTTCCGTCAAAACCATTACCGCAGCATTTTCATCATCAATATCTTCCTCTGGATTCACCGTTTTTAATGCATCATGCCACGTATCAAGAATTCTCCATGTTCCAGATTCATCTCTATTGGCAACATACTGTTCATCCCGTTCTCTAAGGATATTTCCCATTGTCATAACTATTCTCCTACTTTTACTACTATATTATACTAATTAAATACAAATTTACGCTATATGGCATTTACTCCAGCCACATATTTTACACGTTACACAGCCATTTTCTTCAATAAGAAAGCTGTTTTCGCAACAAGATTCTTCAACTGATTCAAATCCATCGAATACTCCTTGTTTAGCCGATTCGGTTTTAACTAAAACTTCTTTTTCTCTACTGCCTGATCGGTAGACAGTAATACCTTTACAGTTAGATTCCCACGCAGTCATATAAGCAAGATATACATCTTCAATAGTTGCATGATTAGGGAAATTAATAGTTTTAGAAATTCCTGAATCACATGAACCTTGAAAAGCTGCTTGCATTAATACATGATTTGTTGGTGAAATATCTCCTGCGGTAGTATAAACTTTCTTTATCCAGTCTGGTATATCCGATCTATTCTTGATAGACCCCCCATTAGAGATATCTTCCATCAATTCTTCGGAATAAAATCCATAAGTTCGAGCATCTTTTTCAAAATATTTATTAATATAATATAAGGTTTCTCCTTCTAGAATATTCATTTTACGCCATGCCAAAGCAAACGTAGGTTCTATACCACTTGAAGTATTTGCAAGCATTGAAATTGTTCCTGTAGGAGCTACCGTTAATCGACAAGCATTCCTATATCTTTCAGGAGCTACTTGCTTACTTCCCTCATATATAAAATAATCACTACTCTCCCATGCAGGAAAAACTCCTCTTTCTTCAGCTAACTTACGAGATTCGTTATCAGCAACATCTTGAATGAAACCCATAAGCATTTCTCCAACTGCTTGTCCTTCTTCTGTATCATAACCAATTCGTAATTGAATAAGAAGGTCAGCAAAACCCATAACTCCAAGTCCAATTTTTCTGGTATCTTTGGTCATATGTTCAATTTCAGGGGTTGCATAATAATTTGCATCAATAACATTATCTAAGAAACGTACTGCAATTTTTATAACTTTACCTAGTTCTGCCCAATCAATATTCTCATTCCAATCTAATGAAGGTTCCTCTGATGTAGCAAAAGTTGACGGAGTAAAGAAATTAGCTACATTAATTGATCCCAAATTACAGGATTCATTACCTAATAGTGGTTGTTCTCCACAAGGATTAGTAGCAATCATACGTCCATATTTAGAAACTACGTGGTTATCTCTATTGATTGCATCAAGGAAAATCATTCCGGGTTCTCCGTTTCGATGTGCCCCATGAACAATTTTATCAAACACTTCACGAGCATCTAAATTACCAACAACCTCATTACTACGTGGATTGATTAGTGGGTAACTTATACCCGCTTTGACGGCTTTCATGAAATCATCGGTTACTCCAACCGAAATATTAAAATTATGTATCGTTCCTTCTATTTTTTTACAATCAATAAATTCAAGAATATCGGGGTGATGAACATCCATAACAGCCATGTTTGCTCCATCACGTTTACCCCCTTGTGTGATCATAGAAGAAACACGAGATAAAGTTTTTAAAACTTCAATTGGCCCACAAGAAACTCCATGCGTGGTTTTAATTCTGTCTCCCTTAGGTCTTAAATTAGATAAAGCAAATCCAGTACCACCACCAAACTTTTGTACCATAGCTGTATTAAAAGCGGTTTTCATTATCCCTTCCATACTATCATCTAAAGGTAATACAAAACATGCGGATAACGTTCCTTGTTCGGTACCTGCATTCATTAAAGTCGGTGAATTTGGAAGAAAATCTAAATTAGACATAATGTTATAAAAATCATTAGATGTTAATTGAACATCAACATCTAATTTACCATACTGTTTTTCGACAGACGCAACAGCATCAGCAACTCTTCTGAACATCTCTGAAGCATTTTCAACAATTTCATTATCAGTATTTTTAAGAAAGTATCTTTTTTGAGCAACGACTTCGGCTTGTGGACTCAAAGAAATTGGTAGTTCTGTAATTGTGGTAGTGGTCATTTAGTTCTCCTATCCTCTGTATCCACAGTATAAACATAATTTACGTTCCGTTACCCAAAAATTTGGCTGACAACGGTCATCGGAACAATCAGGGTTAAGACGTTCTACTATTTCTTCATCTACTCTATTCTGATCGGGCAATGCTTTTTCTAATTTCCTAAAAGCCGCTTGCTTTGAACCATCTGGATCAGACCTACTTTCAGGAGTTTCTCCCGGAGCTACTGCGTCAATCCAATCTGAGGTGCTACCTAATGTTTCATATTTAAAAATCGTAGTTTCCCAAGCCGCTTGAACAGCCATAGCAATAGAAAAGAAAGCATCTCCATGTCCCATTGGAGTCACAGGTGCTTTCAAATCATTATTTACAGAAATAATCTGTTGGGTTTGTCTTTCATCTTTTAAAAGTTTTAGCTTATCGCCATGCACATATTGCTCTAGAATTTGAGCCATTGTGTGCTTACTTTTAACAGTGAAGACCATAGGCCACCAAACTTGTTCTAATCCACGGTCTTCTAATTCTCCCCTTGTATTATCAATATACCCTTTTTCTAACTGAAAGTTTTGTGCAACCTCATTCAAAAACTGGATTTGATCAGAATATGTCCAACCATCTAACCATGTTTGATTTATCTGTTTTAGCTCGTTGCCTACCCTACTAAAAATTACAAGATGCGACGGGTGACGTTTCTTACCTACATCAAACCCAGCAAATAATTGTTCATTTGGTTGCTTTTCGTACTTTTTGTAAGCACTAAATTCGCGTAAATTGGAGTCTTCACAATTAGAAATATCTTCTCTATTGAAATAGGATTCAGTTTGAAAGGATGGTTGTAGGAGAAATTCTGAAGCAAAAGATTTGGGTCTAGCAGATTGCTGAGCTAGTAACCATGATTCATCAAATAGATCAGGCATAAGAACCCGACGAGTTGGTGTAGGATCAAGTGCTGGGAGGACACGAGAAGTAAATCTATCATCTCGTTGTAGTTTAGATAACAAATCATCAGGTAACATAGGAGTACCTAATACTATTACTGGAGCTTCTCGATTTGGAATAAACATTGTTTCCGTCATGAAATGATCTTCAATTTTATTTATCTCCCCCAACTGAAGAGGATTTTCGGGGTCTCTTAAAATATCATCTGCTATCAATGCTCCGTTGACATGCATACCACGTTTAAATGAAAATAATCCTCCATGTAAAATTTCTACAGGTTTATTATTCATTGTATATCGAAATTGAAATTCGGCACGAGTATTCCTTGCAGTCAACATTTCCATAAGAACTGGGTTACGCTGTACCGTTTTATTGATTTCGGAAATATGATAACGAGCCATAGTATCACTATAAGAAAGATATAGAATAGAAGTGTCTCGTGTTGCTTTTAATAATCTCCATACACTAAAGCCATGTCCAAGTAAGGTACTTTTAAAATGGAAACGTGGGAGAATTGCAACATAGTTTTTGTTATCTGCCAAAGCACGTTCTGCATCTTCTGCTATTATTCCAACATGCCATGAATTAAATAATTCAGGACGATCAAAACTTAGTGACCAAATATCAGTAATAAACTCATGAAAACTACCTATTTTAGCTTTTTGATTAACTGTTAATCCTTCTGATAGTCTAGCTAATGCATCTGCAACTGTTATAACTTCGTTAGTTTTTGGAGTAGTCATTAATTCTTAGTATCCGCGTGTTGAATAATTCCTTGAAATCTTGAAGCAAGTCTACTAATAAGTTCGGGGTCTTGGATTTCCTCAACTAATACATTTAAAATATCTTGGACAAATTGAATATTAATTAAACCTTTCATAGTTTCTCGTTCACCTTGAATGCTCATATCAATTGTACGTGACGCAACTCCAGCATCATGAAAATCTAATCCTTCCAAATTATCTGCTGCTTTATGTCGCATCTTTTCATAGAGATCAAGATGTTCTGTATTCAATCTGGCGAATCGTTGACTCTCCGATTCCATTACTGCTCTAGTTCCAATAGTTTGAAGTTCTAATTTTTTCTCATCCCATTTAAATCTTTTTGACCAAGCGTAAACTGTGGAAATCGTAATGTCAACTCCAAATTTTTCCGATAATTTTTCGGTTATTTGTTTTGCCGTATGTTCTCCTGAAACATATAAACTCATTGCTTCTAGTCGAACTTCGGGAGATATAATTTTAGGCATTAGTGTATGAATCCAGTTGAACCGTGTTCTCCTTGTGATTCAATACTTCCTCCATAAGGTGTACCATCTGTTTGTAAAAGTCTACTAAAATCTAAATATCCGGTTTTACTTGTTCCTGCAACAAAACAAGCTGGAACACTAAATTTTGCTCCACTTGGTGAGAAAAAGGCTTTAAAATCTACCCCAATTTCATCTCGTGTACATACACCTTTCCAAATATGTTCTTGTTCACTAATAGGTTTAAAATTTGTTTTCTTTCTAATTGTACCTGTTGTCCTTTGCGTATTTTCAAATTGTTTATTATGTACACATTCATAATATTTACACCATACTACAGTCCCTCGTGTCTTACGAAACTCTTCCAATGACATATTATCTGGAAGTTGGTCTTCATAAACCGATTTTTTTGGTACCGCTTTTCCGGTATTCATATAATAAGTTTTTGGTTTATCTGCCATTTAACTCTCCTTACCAAGTATTCTGTTTACTGATTCTTTAATGGGTTTAGTTTTAGATGCCTCTACATCGAAACCTTGTCTACTATATCTTTTTGCCCATAATGCAATGCAAGCCGCATCTGCATAATCTTGTTCGGGGAATACATCTCCCCACTTATCTACCGCAAATTTTTTAATATCGGGTTTTCCTGCATTACCCTTACCTACAATTCGGTTCTTCCAAGTTCTGTTATCAACCGGATAACATAAAATCCCTTTTGTATGTAATAAATATTTTGCAACACTTACTACGCCAGAAATATTCATAGTAGTACGAGCATTTTGAATATAAATTGCTGCTTCAATTGCAGAACATTGTATATTATTATACTCTAATTCTTGGTTCAAGTAACCTGCAAACTTATCAAATATCTGAAAAAGTCTATTATCCACATCTGGAACATAAGGAATTAAAGAACCTTTTGAAACTCCGTCAAATTTTAATTTATGAAGTATTGCTTCAGTTTCCGTTATAATAACTCCATGCACAGCTTTGGAAGAACAATCTAAACCTAAATAATTCACCGTTGTCTATCTCCCATTGTCCTTAATCCAACAACCCTTGAAACCGCCGCATAAGCTTTATCATATGCTTTTAATGTACCACGAGTCTCTATAACAGCAGCTTCATTTTCGATAACATCTTTCCGAAGTTCCCATAATTGAGGATATGATTCTAAAACTTCGCCCTTCAATTCTTCTCGTGTAGGTTTTTTCTTACCTTCTTCTTCCCTAGCTTTCGCAATTCTATTCATAGCTCTAGCTGTTCCATCATCATAAGCAGCTTGTAATGCAAATAGGGTACTTTCTCGTTTCGCAACTTCTGCTTCATAATAACTTGTATACCCACCAAACATAGCAAGATAACTTTCTAGACGTTCATTAGATGACGATGCAAAATCTTCTAGAGGAATTTTAGGTAATTTGTCTAAGTCATAATCAAAAGAAGAAACTTGTAAATCAGAAGCTAGTTGCCGTCTGACATTACCTAATGCTTTCATAGGTGTCCATTTCTCTGATTGTTCACCTTCTTTATAATTTACCATTTTTAACTCCCTTACATTTACACCATGTATCTCCTGTACACACTTCAGGAATTTGTAGCATATTCATAATTGTAACACAACGTTCTAATAATTTCTCCCACATTGTAACATCTCTATCTACTTTAAAAGCTTTTAAAGTTTGATCATTCTTATTTTCATATAAAACAATCCCGTAATCTTTATTTAGTAAGTTTAAATAAATCTGTAATTGAACTAAATGATCATGTTTTGGGGCATGTTTTAATTCTTTAAATCCTTTTTCATTAATAGATTTTAATTCTACGATAGCTTCTCCTTTAGTTGGATGAATAACGAGAAAGTCTAATCTCCCACTAATAGGGGGAGAGTCTAATGAAACAGGGTATTCTCGTGTTTTTAATATATTCATCCTTGTGAAATATTTAGTCATACGATCTTCCAATCCAGACCCCACATCAAATATACGTTTTACTCTAGGGTCTAAATCTTCCCATAGTAATAAACCATTAAATGATGCATATAAATATCTATCACAAGTACTACCTAACGCTGATGGATAGAAAACATTACCTCGATGTGGAGACATTTTACCTTTCAGATGTTCATCTAATAAAGCTAAAAATTCTTTATCTTGATTAGTGGTTCTCGCCGCAGATTGTCGTTTTGGTTTACGTTTTTTTATTCCTGTGGTTGTCCCAATTTGTTTAATTCCCGCCATAAAAAATCCTTAATTTTCTTTTTAGTTGTTTCTCTACAATGTATAACGATATGTACATCGTCATCATAGATATACAATAAACGTTCATCTCTTCTTTTATCTTGACTACTTAAATGTCCGTATATTCCGTCAGCTTCGATTACTGTATGAATCTCTGGTATAAAAAAATCTACTGTGTAAGGTTGAAACCAAACCTGTGTATCATATCGTAATCCCCATTCAGATAAATATTCAGCAATAATATTTTCTTGGGCTGTATAATCTCTAGGAGGTAACATTTTCTTTTAGTTCCTCCGCAAGGGCTTCATCTTCTAAGAACAATTGTTTCAAACTATTCAACCCCATATATTTCTGTTCTTTATATGTGTACCACGGGCCAGCTTGAATAATTATTTTCTTCTGTATAGCTTCTCTAATATAACTTTCTAATATATCTATGCCTCCATCTACTCTAAAAGGAACTGTTACAGAATCCCAGTTCTCTCCTCCAACTTTACTCTTTCGTAATCGCACCTGCATCTCAAATCCTACTCTATTTTTTGACCCTTTTGGTTCCTCTATCCAGCCCTCCCGTCTTACTTGTAGTAAAGCATGAGCAAAGAATGTTTGAGCCAATCCACCGGGCATAGGGTCTAATGCAACTGGGCCCATACTATTCCGAACTTGATTAATAGCCACTAAAGCACCCCCATTAGAAAGACTAGGCATAATTTTAGGTAATGACTGAGTTACAAATCGTGCTTGCCATGCTATAGGATTATATGAAAAATCTTCGTCTAAATTTTTATGGGGAACAAGTCCTGCAATACTATCTAATACAACTACATCAAACGCCGCATCTAACAATGTACGAACAGAATCAAATGCTTCTTCTCCATTCGGTGGTTGTGAGACAAGTATTTTAGAAATATCTACACCGCAACGTTCCATCCAATTCGCATCCCACGATAATTCCGTATCAACCCATGCCGCTGTACCCCCAGCCTTTAAAACATTAGCACAAATTTGAGAGGCTAAATAAGATTTACCTACATTGGTTGCTCCATATATTATAGTAAATCGTTTCTTTGGAATACCTCCACCAGTTAATTTATCTAAAACGGGAATATTAAATGGAATTTTCATATAATCAAATTGCTCATCATCTCCCCGAAAAAAATTTAATTTTTTATCTTTTAAAAAAGATTCAATAATTTTTTCACTATTAGTTTCCATCTATATTCCTCTTGGTATTTGTTTATCTCGGTTGTTATAAGCTTCTGCCCACGCAAAACATATTGCGGCACATTGAATAATTTCTGTATACATGTCTGATAAGTTCTTTTCATATACTTCTCTAGCTACATCTCCCAATCCTTCCGTTAAAAGAACTGTCCAATGATCATCTGTATTGAATGTCTGATCACCCCAACGTTTATCTTGACGTTCTCTTTCAGCTAAAACTTGTTCTAGTACCATAGCTCGTGACAATTGATGTGTAATATTAGTTTTATCTTTATTTACACGTATCATTTTGATGCCCCTTCTTCAAGAACATCTTCAATATTCTTATCTACTGTTTTCCGAACATGTGTCCATATATCTCCCAAAGCTGATTGTGCTCCTGAGAGTTGGGTAGCCACATCTTGTTCTGTATCAATATCATGTACTTCACAATCTATACGTGCATATTGATTTGTATCCAAAGGCCCTACTCTAAAAGTAAAGCCTAATTTAAGTCCAACCTTAGCCATTACTACTCCTAACTACCCCTTATTTGGGGATATGATAAATTAATTTTATCTGGATTATATTTTTTAAACTGCTGTACTAAACTTTTTGTTTCTTTTCTAGTTCTCCCCAAAATATAACAATATTTATGTTTTACGGGAGAACGTCTTTTTTCACATATACTCTTATGTCTAGTACGTTCTTGCTTTAATAACTGTGCTGTAGATTCTGGTATATTTTTCCAGTCTACTTTACGGTAATTCTTTTTAGCTCCTACCATTTTATACCATTCTGGTTGCCATGTCAAGCCCAATGCCTTTGCATATCGAACAATTTGACTTCTATCGTTAAATCCAGAATCCCCAAACCATCCTCGTTCTCGATTCTGTGGATCGAGGTATTGATAACCACTCCCAAACTTCTGTCCTAGATATATAAAATTACAAGCTTGGTAAATAGTACCTAGTTCTTTGGCTTCAGGATCACTATAAGCAGTAAAGTATCGAAAGTCGGTATGTTTTACCATCCATTTAATAGACTGCATGATTATCCATGATCCTAAATTCTTTGGAGACCATGATATACAAGCTCCTCTAGCAATTAATTTTTCTAAACCCTTACTTTCAGACCCTAATAAATTAGAAAATGAGTTAGGAGTCGCCATAACCACCACCCCTGCTAAAAGATTTGAATCTTTCAATCGAGCCACAAACCTATCTGTTACCCATACAGGCATCTTACCAAGCCATTCATGACGTTCAATAAATTCTCTTACCTCACGACAACCCTCTTTATCATGTTTAGGAATATAATCAAATTCAAAATCTTCAATAGATAACGAATTAACATATTCTTCGGATAAATTAGCTAGTTGTAAATCCTCTGCTTTATTCTGAAGTCGAATTTCATATTGCCAACTATGTTCTTTATCATAATCACTAAATCGTTGATGTGCTTTTAAGACCAATCTATTGCCCACTCTATGATATCTTCCTCTTCTTCTATGTGTGGTAGGTCATTAGATACTGGTGTAAAATCTTTCTTTGTCGCCCAAGAGGGAGAACATATCTCAACATCTACTTCTAATGGAATACCTAAAGAATTCTCCTGTAATAACGTTTGAATATTAGGTGTTACGTCATTTAGTTCTGTATTATGTATCTCACAAATAATTTCATCATGTACCTGTACTAAAATTTCACTTTTCTTATCCTGTAGGTATTTATGTACTTCAATCATTCGTTCACTCAATATATCAGCACTTGTACCTTGAACAAGATAATTTACACCTTTATAAGCTAAATCTTTCGGTACAATATATAATCGCCCAAATCTATTCTTAATCCACCCTCGACTACTTACAATTCGTACAACCTTCTCAAAGAATTCTCGTGAGCCTTTCAAACCTTTAAAATATCGTTTCTTATATTCAGAAGCCTGTTGCATAGGGACACCTAGTTGGATACCTAACTTTCTTGCTCCAATTCCATATATAGTTCCAAATGTAATTGCTTTTGCCATTTGTCTGTAATACTTATATTCTGAATCTCCTTCTTTTACTCCGAAAGCCAGAGTTGCCGCTTCCCCATGAAAGTCTACATTTTCCTTTTTCAATAATTTATCTATTTCCTTATTACGAAAATAATCTAAAAAGACCCGTACCTCCATCTGAGAATAATCAAAACTAACTAAAGTGTGATCGGGGCGAGGTATAAATAATCTACGTATAGATATCTGTGTTTCTTCTTGTTCATTATAAGATTCATCTCCAATAAAACCCCAAGTATCGATAACATCATCAGATAATGCGTCATTAAACGAGCCTCCTTTAGCCGATACCGCCGCTGAAATACGCCCACGTACTATATCCCTATCTTCGGCTGTAAGAGGATCGTCAGATAACTTAAAATGTGTTCGAGGCAAATTTTGTAAATTAGGGGTTCTGGAAGAAAGTCTACCTGTTAAAGTTCCCCAATTACAAAATGTAGTATGAACATTATCCATATCGAAATAAGGTTCAAGATATGTAGTTCGTAATTTATCTAAAGTTCGATATTGTCTCATATATCCTGCAACTGGATGATTAATTTGGGCTAATGCTTCTTCTCCCCATGAATCATTACCTTTAACTGTCTTAACAGTCGATTCAATACCTAAGGATTTCAAAGCTTCTCCAACTTGCATAGGACTTGTAATTAAAAATTCGTATCCTACGGTCTTAAAAATACGATCTTTTATCTGTTCTTGTCGTTGTAAAATTTTACCTGCTGCTTCTCTTGCATAATTATTATCTACAGGTAATCCTCTTTTTTCCATGTCATATAATACATGAGTTAGTTCTTGTTCTAATTCAAAAACTTTCTTTTGTTTTGTTCTAGATAATTTTCTAAGACTATCTTTATGTAATTTGACCGTGTATTCAACATCTTTTTCACAATAAGGCCCTAAAATAGTTGCAGGAGCTTGGGAAAAATCATTATGCCATTTATTCTTACGTAATAATTTCTTAGTTGAGATGTCATATTCAGCCGCTTCTTCCCCATAATTACGCTTAATTGTGGCTGTTAGGGAAAATTCTCTTACGTCAGAGGGCTCTGTAAGCCGTACTAGGACTATAACATCAATAAGTTTTTTATCGTCTACTCTAAGTCCCTCATTTTCTAAGAAATGTAAATCAAATTTTATATTATATCCAATTAGAATCTCACATTTGTTCATCGCTTCTAATAAGCGAAACAATTGAGGTGGGTGTAAATTCGTAGAATCTTCCGAAGGAAAATGCCTAAAGGGAAAATAGAAAGTTTTAGGTTCCCATCCAACTCCTACCCCAATACCACAAATTTGATTTGTATCATACCAGTTAAAACCATTAGTTTCTACATCAACTGTCCATGCAGGATACTCTTGAATATACTCAAGAGCCTCATCATATGTATCTGGTGTTACTAACATAATTCTGTAAACTTCTATGGGGGATTTACCCCCCATAGAGAATACTTAGACAATAATTACTTGAATAAGTCTTCGGTGAAGTCTCCTGTAGCTAGAGATACCCCTTCACTTGATTGTGTAGGTTCTACAACTTGACCATAACGATCTTTGTAGTAAGCTTTAATTTCTACAAGATCAGAAACTGCCTCTAATTTATCTGCTGGAACTTCTGTCTTTCGAGCAGTTGCTGTAAGGGTGTATGAAGTATCGTACATACCTGTACCTGTACGCTTTACACGTATTACTCCTTTATTTAATGACCCCCAATCGTTGTAGATATCTACAAGTTGATTCCAAACGTAGTTACTACGACCAAATCCTAATGGGATTACTCTAAAATCATTAATATGTTGTACAAACATCTTCTTCCCTTGAGGCCCTTCTATCTCATCCCAATCATCAAATCTCTTCTCTGTATGCATAATATCATGGACATAAGCCCAAAATGCAAACTTATGAGAAGCACGGACATTATCTGGAACATCCGAAGCATCCACATCATCAGCCTTCAGTAAGTTAATCCATCGATTACCTGACCGATAAGTGTATAGATAAACCTCATCTAATAAGAGGTCATTTTCATTCCCCGACGCAACTGGGGTTAGAAATGCCTGATCACCATCTTTAAAAAAGATTTCTTGACCAGAGGATTGATCTGATTGCGGACTAGTTCGCTCATCAACCCTGTTTTGTATAGCGGAAATACCACCCATATTTTACTCCTTCAGCTTTTACCAAAAAGCTCTATTTTCAATTACTTGTTTAAGTAATGCTTGTTGACGTATCTCTTGTACGTCTTTTACCTTTTCAGGTAACTCTATCCATGATATCATACATGTGTCTTTCATGCAAGTGTTTATGCGGTTCATTGCTCTTTTTCCTGCCGAATCATTATCTAAACATAAAACTATTTCTTCTGGCTTAAGTGCCTTGAGTCTGTCTTGTTGTTCATATGAAAATGATGCTCCAAGTAAAGCAACACTTGTATAACCATGTTGAGTTAACCACATAGTATCTAATGCTCCCTCTGTAATACAAATAGTTTGTACCGATTTTATTTTAGGCTCTCCGAATAAAATATGTGATTTCTTTAGTCCTTTTGAATAAAGATACTTTGGTGTAGCATTTATCCTACGTTCCATCCATCCAACTAAACGTGAATCTGCGTCATATACAGGGATAATCAAATCTCCATATTCATTCATTCCACAATCCCAAGCTTTTAATGTCTTACGAGAAAAGCCTCGATCAAAAATCCATTCGGGTACAACTCCTCGTTTACTAGGGTATTCAACTTCTTCTAATTTCTCTGTTAATGGGAATTCATCTTCAAAGAAATCGAAGTCAAATTCAACAGCATTGTTTGCAACATTTTGCTGTATACTGGTAATAGATTGTCCTGTTACTTTAGATAAAAATGTTATTAAAGAACCTTGTCCACATCCCGCAAAACATATCCACTTCCCAAGTGTCACATTAATGGAACATGAGGGAAG